ATTTTAATCTTATTAACAGAATTACCAACTGTCAATTCCAATCCTTTTTTCTTCGGATTCAATATAAATGTTTCTATATCATTGAATGCGGCCTTTGCTTTTATAAACTTTTCTATAAATTCAACTTTATCCAACTCAAATTCATATGTTGGCTCTGGTAGATTTTTAGGAGTTGGTGCTTTAGCAACGATAGCAGGATCCGCTAACATGTAATTAACATCGGTAGACCCGTCTGTTATTCGCAAAGTATCCGGTACAGAACCAGCTTTTGCACTTAATGTAATATCAATTGAATCATTTAAAACAGATAACATCTTTACTAGAAATCCAGTATTTGCAACACCAAAAATTTCATCATGCTTATAAGATGCATTTACAATCCCAGACATTCTAACTTCACCTATTGCATTATCGTCATCAGACATAAATCTGGTAGATAGCTCATCCTCTGTTAATTTCCACTCTGCTGTTTCTATTAAACCGTTTAAAGAATACTTAGATATAAATGATATTAATTTAGACTTTTCCATAAAACTTTCATTAAAATTCAAAAAATTCATTAATAATCTTGGAGCTTGCAGATGGCAACTTCCATTTCAATGCACTGTAAAAATCTTCCAGCTTATTATTTAACTCAGATGTAAACATATAGTCTGGATCTATGTATTTGGCTATAAACTTTTTAATTTCTTTTGGATCGCTGTCCCCTCTAAATGCAATTGTTTCTATACCAAACGGGTTTTCTTTTAGGTAAAAAAAGAGATATTTATAATACGAGTCACAATCTATAAAAAACGAGGTTTTTATATGGCAAATGTTACGAATGAAGAGTTGGAAGAAATCAATAAATTAAGAGTAGATTTATCTAATTTAGTTGCAGAAGCTGGTCAAACTTCTTTACAAATTCAGTTGTTAGAAGAAGATATAGTCACACTTAAAAAGAAATCTTCCGAATATGCAAAGGGGTTTAAATCTTTATTAGAAAAAGAGCAAGAACTTATTGATAGGTTATCTAAAAAGTATGGAGCTGGGAAAATAAACTTTGAGACTGGCGAATACATACCAGAGAACTAACAAATTTAGTTTGGAGAATACCGTATGGCAGAACAAATAGTAGTGTCACCAGGCGTATTTACGCAAGAGCGTGACCTCTCATTCCTTCCACAAGGCATAGCTTCTATTGGAGCTGCTTTCGTGGGACCAACTACAAAAGGACCAGCCTTCATTCCTACGTCAGTTCAAGGTTTGGACGCTTTTACAACTACGTTTGGTGTACCTGACGGTAATTCTTACTTAGGATATGCCGTTCAAAATTATTTACAAGAAGCAGGCAGTGCTACCGTGGTTCGTGTTCTTGGATTAGGAGGATATGAAACTAACGTAGTTACATTATATGCTTCTGGTTCAACTGGTAAGAAGATATTAGCAGTGTTACATCCAACCGTATCTGGTAGTACAGTTGGACAAGGTATCAGTAGTGTTACTGTAGCGGGGACTACCGCTAGTTTCAGTTTGTTAATCAGTACATCAAACGCTGCTGGTCCACATATCTCAGCAAGTGGATTATCTGTCACCGAAGGTAACATCAGTCAATTCTTCGGAAGTAACCCACAATCCGCTGGAAGTTATCCTGTCTACGTATATTCTGAATTTGCTAACGCAGTTTCACAAATTGGAGTATCAGCTTCACTATATGCTTCAGTAACAACCCACAGTTTATTAACTGATTATACAAATGCAAGTACACCTTGGATTAAGTCACAACCAATAGGTGGAACTACAAATGAATTGTTCAAGTTCCACACATTAGGTGATGGTGTAGCTGCAAATAAAGACATCAAAGTTTCAATTGTAAATATCAGACCAAGTACAGACCCAGCTAGTGATTATGGTACATTTACTTTACAAGTACGTGAACTTAATAACTCAGACTTAAACCCATCAACATTAGAACAATTCGATGGACTAACCCTTGACCCAAATAGTTCAAATTATATCGCACGTGTCATCGGTAATAGTGTTCCAACACGTGACGCAGTAACTAATGAAATGTTCTATGAAGGTGTCTATCCAAATCGTTCAAAGTACGTTCGAGTGGAAATGTCTACACAATCTCCACCACCAACCGCAGTTCCATACGGATTTGGACCACTTACCACAGTAGTTTCTGGTTCATCATCTGAATTTGCAACCGGTTCATATGTCACAACTCGTTGGTGGAACGGAAGTAGTGCAGGTTGGGCAAATACTGGTGCAACTACAAGAACTCCATATTATGGATTCAACTTTACAAGTACCACCTCAGCAAGAAATCTAACTAACTTATCATATTTGGCACCTACTTACGGAGCAATCACAGTTGGTACAGAGTTCAACCTAAGTAGTTCTATCGCAACCAATGATGCAGAAGGTAGTGCAGTAAGTCTCAGTAACATTGACCACGTAATCTATCGTCAATTCTCAGTGCCATTCCAAGGTGGATTCGATGGTTTAAATCCTGCTAGAGAAATTGCACTTGGAGAAAATATCAGAAGTGGTAACACACAAGGATTTGACTTAACTAGTGCACTAACTTCTGGTTCAGCAGCATACAAGAGAGGTTTGGACCAACTTAAGAATCCAGACAATATTGATTTGAATCTCTTAGTAATTCCTGGTGTAATCTACTCGAAGCATTCATACATCGTTAATAGTGCAGTAAATCTCTGCGAATCTCGTGGTGATTGCTTCTATATTCTAGACTTAGTAGGTTTGACTGAAAATGTTTCTACTGTAACTTCTAAGGCAGCAGAAATTGATAGTAACTACGCAGCAGGTTACTATCCTTGGGTCAAGATAATTGATACCAATACCAACTCATACTACTTTGTACCACCATCAGTAGTTCTTCCAGAAGTCTATCAATATAATGATAACGTTGGTGCAGAATGGTTCGCACCAGCAGGTTTGAATCGTGGTGGTATCCCAGGCGCAGTCGGTACAAAGTATCGCTTAAACCAAGGACAACGTGATACCTTGTATGTTGGTAAGGTCAATCCAATCGCACAATTCCCAGGACAAGGTATCTGTGTATGGGGTCAAAAGACATTACAAGCTAAGCCATCGGCACTTGACCGTGTAAACGTTCGTCGTCTTCTTATCACTGTTAAGAAGTATATCGCAAGTGCAGCACGTTACCTTGTGTTCGAACAAAATACAGACGTAACAAGAAACAGATTCCTCAGTATCGTCAATCCATATCTTGCAAATATTCAACAAAACTCTGGTTTGACATCGTTCCGTGTCGTAATGGACGAAAGTAACAACACTCCAGATATCATTGACCGTAATATCTTAGTTGGGTCAATTTATCTACAACCAACCCGCACCGCAGAATTCATCAAGTTGGACTTCAACATTCTCCCAACTGGTGCAACGTTCGACAATATTTAATAGATAAAATTGGTTATTTTTTCCGCTGTATCTATTTATTAGTAAGATGTAAATTTATATTTGGAGAGTTAAATGGCAAACCTATTACAAGAACAAGAACTATTTTTCAATGCATTTGAACCGAAAACAGTAAATCGGTATATCATGTATTTGGAAGGAGTTCCTTCATATCTTATTAAGAGTGCACAACGTCCACGTATCGAACAAGATGCAAAGAAACTTGACCATATCAATCTCCAAAGATACGTTAAGGGAAAGACAATATGGCAACCACAAGAATTCACACTATATGATGCAATCGTTCCATCAGGCGCACAAGCAGTAATGGAATGGTTACGTCTCCACCACGAATCAGTCACCGGTCGTGACGGATACGCAGAATTCTACAAGAAGGACATCACCATCAACGTTCTTGGTCCAGTTGGTGATAAGGTTGAAGAATGGATTCTTAAGGGATGTCAAATCACCAAGTTAAACTTTGGAGATTTGGATTGGACGAAGGATGATCCAATTGATATCACAATGACCGTCCAACCAGACTATTGCATCCTCAACTACTAATTCGGTAGTCAAAATATACAAAAACCTCACGACAAATCGTGGGGTTTTTTGTTATATACCAATACTTTGTGATACTTATAGAAAGGTGTATTTTTCGAGGATTATTATGGCAGAAATTACTGAATTTAACATCGGTCAAGGGGAAACTTTCAAAATATTACTCACAGTAATTAATGATGAAACTGGAGTACCTTTAGATATTACTAGTCAATCATTCGCTGGACAAATTCGTGAAAATTACAGTACAGATACTTTAGCTGGAACATTTAATTTTCAAAAAGTAGAACCATATAATTCTGGCAGTTTGTTTGTATCATTAACACCAACACAAACAGAAGAGCTCAGTCAAAGAAAATATGTATATGATATTCTTATGGAAAGTGGTTCGGTTACTAGACGTATATTAGAGGGGTATATGGTAGTAAGACCAGCTGCGACGAGATAATTAATGGCCATAGAATTAGATATCCCGGATATTAAAGTATTAGTCCGTACAGACCCAAATTATAATGTAGTCATTCAAAACCCACGGTCAGCAGTTTATCGTTCTGGGTCATATGTATCTGTTGCCGAATTGGCAGCATCAGCAGTTTCTTCTTCATATGCGTTATCAGCATCGTACGCTGAAACAGCTTCTGTTGCTACTGGTCTTGATGTTGTTTTTGCCGGAACATTCCAAACTGGTAGTGAAGGTGTTATCATACCAGCACCATCAGGCGGATACACCTATATCAGTACAGCAAGCTATGCACTTAGTGCAAGTTATATTATAAACAACACTTGGAATAACGTCACAGATAAACCAGCTGGACTAATATCTAGTTCCGTTCAGGTATATTACCTACCAGTAGAATCTGCTTCGTTTGCAAGTACAGCTAGTTATGCACCTACAGATGTAAGAACTTCTGTAGAAAATAGAAGATTTCCAATTACATTTTTAAGTGCATCACACATTACCAAAGATGTAATTGAAGAACATTTAGGATACGACCCATATACACAAACACTTAGTGTTAGTGGAGGACAGGCAGCTAACGCAGGTCGAGTAACTATATCTACTGTAGCGGTAGCAATCAACTCATCTAGTAATAATACCGTGATTAACCATCACGGTATGTATTCAAGTGAAGGTAGTAAGCTTATGGGTCTGACCGTTTGTCCGGTAGATATAAATCCTTCTTTAGCCGGATATAATAACCCAGGCATATTTCTTACTTCTGGAAGCAATACCTTTACGGCGTATATGCCGTTGGAATTCCAAAGTTCAGGTAGTTACACAGATGGTCGTGTAACAGCTAATACGAAGTTAGTAGCAAAGGAAGGAATTGAGGTTACTGGTTCACTAAACGTCACGGGTGGTATTGTTGGTTCACTTATTGGAACTGCAAGTTTTGCAACATCTGCAAGTTGGGCACCCATGGCACAAGGTGTATACAGTGCGTCTGCGCAAATCAGTCAAAGCGGATTTGTCAGTTCGTCAACCATCAACACCATACAAACAATCACATCAGCTTCATATGCAGCGATTACTCCAGTAAGCGGAACCTTGTATATTATTATAAACTAATATGCCATTACTAGATAATGCAACAAATATACGATATAATGGAGTAGAAGCAACCGCAGCATATTTAAACAACATTTTAATTTGGAGTGGTTCTTCGTTAGTGTCTGATGGTCTTACTTTACGACTAGATGCATCAAACATTAGTAGTTATCCTGGTTCTGGGTCAATATGGACAGATTTAGCAGGAACTACTCAAAATATTACATTAGTCGGGTCACCAACGTATACTTCAACAGCGCCTTCATATTTTACTTTTAATGGGTCAAGTCAATACGGTACGGGAGGTGGAGCAGTATTAACATCAACCGCATACACTAAATCAGTTTGGTTTTATATGAGTTCGTTTGCCACTAACAACAATTTAGTAAGTAGTGCGGCCGGTGGTCATTTTATGTTTTTTGGTGGAACAAATAAGTTACACAATGGACATGCTAATTGGGGAAACTATTTAGCGTATCCATCAACAACAACGTTTAGTTTAAATACGTGGTATAATGCAACATTAACATTTAACACGACTGATGGTATGGTTCTTTATGTGAATGGAGTACAAGATAGTACATATACGGCTAACAAAACTGCTCATGCGGGTAATAGCTCAACGGATATTGCGTCGTTCGCAGCTAGTAATTTACTAGGCGGTAGAATCGCAAAGGTTTACTGCTATAACAGAAGTTTAACAGCAGCAGAAGTATTACAAAATTATAATGCAGATAAGTCAAAATTTGGGTTATGATGGAAAGAGTTTAATATTTATAGATTAATGATAAACATAGGGTAACAAATGCCAGCAAACCGTTTTATACCACTTTATAATGCACAATATGGCGCAGTACCTACTGCAAGTGCCATGTACGATGGTGAACTTGCGGTTAATATTTCCGATGGCAAGCTATATACAAAGAGCGGGTCAGCTATTGTCGCACTTAATGATTATACCAATTTCGTTTCTAGTAGTGCACAAGTGGTGGGATTATTGGTTGACACGACAATACAACCTGCGGTCGTTGAAACGAATGAATTTAAATTAGATGCTGGAACAGTATCTATTACGTTTACAGGGTCAACCAATACCGGAATATTTGGGGCTACTGAGGATGTTAGACCTTATATCTCAACCACCGCATATTCCGGTACGACCATAGAATATGTCGCCCAACGTCCAGGAGCAACCAGAATCGGCATGGTGATGGCTACTTGGTCTGGAAGTAATGTCGTATTTACTGACATTTCGACCGCAGATATAGGTGACACAAAAGATATTGCATTTGGGTTCGTGCAGTCTGGAAGTTTCTTCAAATTAAGAGTCAACAGTAATGGTTCGGGAAGTGGGGCCTGGACTGTACAAAGTTTGTTTAAATTGTTTCCGAATTTGAATTCTTAAAAAAGTATTTAATATTTATATACAATAAAACCCCGTAGGGAGAACTGTATGGCAAATGAATTTATTGCACGTAAGGGTCTGGTAGTCCTTGCTAATGGCGCAAAGGTAACTGGATCTTTAGGTGTACAAGGTGATATAAACGCAACTGGCTATAATGTCACTGCGTCAAACCTATCGTTGCTTGGAAGTGCAAGTATCGATGGTGATATAACAATCGCCGGTAACCTGACGGTTGGTAATGCAGATGTTGATGTTATTAAGTTTTTAGCAGAAGTTAGTTCATCTATACTTCCAGACGTTAATAATTCATTTGACCTCGGTTCTTCCGCTAAATCGTGGAGAGATTTACACGTAAGTGGTACAGCATATATCGGTACTGTTCAAGCAAATACAATCAATCTTGATAGTATTACGGTTCTCAATGATTTGACAGTAAACGGTAACACCACATTAGGTAATGCAACAACAGATGTTGTTAATTTAACTGGTAGTCTTCAAACAACGGGGTCCGTCACTAGTATTGGAAACACCACTATTACCGGATCAGTTGATATTACTGGACAAGTTGTTGCAAATACATTCTCAGGATCATTCTCTGGTAGTGGTGCAAATGTATTTAATATTCCAAATAGTGGTTTAGTTAATAGTTCTGTCACCATTACTGCTGGAAGTGGTTTAACTGATGGTGGTGCAGTTTCACTTGGTAGTAGCGTTACTGTTTCACTTGATACTGGTTCCTCAACATTCAATGATGGTGTCAAGACCAAGTTAAATACAGAAGGTGTATTCAGTAGTTCTGTACAAACTGATGTTCGTCAAACCACTGGTATTGCAACAATCGCAACTACTGGTTCAAATACCTTCACTGGTATACAATCAATCACAGATAGTACGAATAGTACAAATTATGCAGATGGTGCACTGGTCGTTACCGGCGGTGTAGGTATTGGTAAAGATGTAAACATCTCTGGTAGTTTGACTGTTCTAGGATTGGTAACCGCAGTCTCGATGTCAACACAATACGTGACATCATCTCAATACACAGTAGGTGTAAGTCGTGTCGTTGTTAATGACGATGACGTTGTACGATTTGCCGGACTCTCTGTAGTTGACTCTGGTTCTACTTATGGAACTGGTTCACTTCTTTGGGATAGTTTAAACAATCGTTGGATTTATGAAGCTGACGATTTAGCATACAGTTCAGCAATCATTATCGCCGGTCCAAAAAACATTGGAGCACTCGGTGATGAAGTTGGATTAACTGATCACCGTGTTCCAGTTGCACACGGTGATGACCATATTGATAGTAGAATCGAATCAAGTTCTATCCGTGTTGATTTCCCATCACGACTCACTCACGTTGAAGCAGGATTGGTAGTAACTGGTTCAGTTACATCTTCAGTAGGATTTAGTGGTGATGGTAGTAATCTTACTGGTATCGTCACCAATCTTAACCTTACTGGTTCACAAGGTGGTACTGGTACCGTTTCACTTAAGACCCAAGACCTCACTGTAACGGGTACTAATGGTATCGCAGCAACGGTCAGTGGTCAAACTATTACCATCAGTGGTAGTAATGCAACAACCACTAATATCGGTGTTGCATCGTTCACTGGTTCAAACTTTACCGTTACTGGTGGTAGTGTAAGTTCTAACCCAATTAACTTCAACGGTGCAAACATCAATCTTGGTGGAACACACTCCTTTGGTTTACAAAATATCACTCCATATGGTGCGTCAACATCTGACCAAGTAACACTCAGTGGTGGTGCAATCGTCAGTTCTGTTCTGTACACATCAGCAACTAACTCTGACGTAGATACTGGTACAGAAGTTGTTGCATCAGTAGGAACTGGTAGTTATGACGCAGCATTCTTTGATTATGTGGTAAAGAACGGAAGTAACTACAGAGCAGGTACAGTAATGGCAGTGTGGGAAGCAGGTACTAGTAATGTAGAATTTACTGATACCTCAACAAACGATTTAGGAAACACAACGGATATCTCATTCAGTGTAGACCTTGTATCCGCCACAGCTCGCTTGAAAGCAACTGCATTAAGTAATGATTGGTACATCAAGACAGCAGTAAGAGCATTATAATATAAAATGATAATTGAACGTGGTATTGATAAAGATGGAGTAGAATGTTGGTTTGTGTTGGATGGTGCAAATTTGGTAGGTATATATTATACACTTGAAGAAGCACAAACTGTAGTAAATAATTAAAAGTTTTTACAATAGAAGTTCACACACCTTTGGATAATGAAGAAGGGGAATTATGGCAAATGAATTTATAGCCAGAAAGGGGCTGATTGTCCCTTCTGGTAGTATACTAGTCACATCTGGGTCGGTTACAGCGTCTAATTTCGTTGGTACAGCCAGCATCGCAATTAGTTCATCATTTGCCACAACCGCATTAAACGGATTCCCCTACACTGGAAATGCAGTCATCACCGGGTCACTCAATGTAACCCAGGCGGTGACTGCTTCGTATTTCAAGGGTGATGGTAGTCAACTCACAAATATACCAGTAGGTTCTGTACGAATAGATGACCATGTATATGATGCAGATGGAGTGGCAGTTGTATACATTCTGTCTCAATCTAACTATACCGCAAGTGATGTAATTGTATCGGTTGGTGGTATCGTATACACTCCCACAATAGATTATTTGGTGTTAGGGTCATCATTAACGTTTACAGAAACACCACCCTCTGGTTCTACGATAAGTGTACGTGCATTCATTCCAGTAGCCTCTGGTTCAGTTAACACATTAACTGGTTCTTTTAGTGGCTCATTTTTTGGAACAAGTAGTTGGGCAACAAATGCAGTTACCGCAAGTAATGTTCTTAAAACTAAAGCAGGTTCGGTAACAAACACATTATTTGGTGGAACACCATTAACTGCATCGGTTACGTTTAGTACCTCGTTTACAAATACAAATTATGCAGTGGCAATTACGGGCGAAGATTCACGGGCATGGACAATCCAAAATAAAACAACAAGTGGATTCGTCATCAATAGTGTCAGTAATATTGCATTAACAGGCACCACC